TTAAAGTCATATCCTTGGTCTAAGTTCTGAATAACTGGGACAGAGCGATATGTGTGTCCGAGGAAGTATGGGAACTGGGAGTTCTTACCATCACTGGTAATACCTACGTGATATGAATAAACACCGTTAGGGAACTCTGGAGTCTTGGCATATCTACCATTGTGCTCGTCCAGATCACCAGATGAAGTAAACTTGTAGTCCTCAACGAAGAACCCAGCAGCAAATCCAACGGGTCTGTCTACAATATCAGCAGTAACTCTTTGATATCCACTGGTCAGAACTTTAATACCAGAGTTGATATCTGCTGGATCACTATAAGCATAAGCACCATATATTGGGTTTCCATCATATGCCCAACCAATAATTGGTGAGTGTGATGTTCCATCATCGCCAAACTCAGAGTCTCCAATGCTGGTCGTGTAACCAACTACACCATACTCAAGTTCTCCATTGTTATCTAAGAGAATCTCATCACCAAAACGATGATGATTGTTCAGTGTAAGTGCTCTAACAGAGGCGTCAACACTACCGTTTCTACCAGCGGGTGTCACGGTAACACTGGTGGTGTTTTGGACGTATCCTACGCCCGAATTCAGCACCACAACGTTGGTGACTTTACCACCAGAAACCATCGCCCTCAGTCTGGCACCAACACCATCACCGACAACTTTTAGGTCTGGAGCAGAAGTATACTCACTACCACCACTTGTAACCTGAACAGAAACAATAGAACCACCAGAAATAAGAGGCTTCAGTTCAGCATTCTTACCGTTCTTGATCTTGATGTCTGGTCTCTTGTGGAAATTGAGGATAGTTGTACCATATCCAGTACCAGTTTCGTAAAGGTAAAGGTCAACAATTTCACCTCTAACGACTGGAGTTGCTGTAATTACACCAGATACACCATCAAACTCGGCATTAACTGAGATGGAAACATCTGGATAAGCAAAGTTTTGGAAATCAGTACCAACTCCAGTGATGTTAACTGGCAGTCTCTTGGTGTAATTTGTAAGGTTCGTAGCACCAACACCAGCATTTGCTAGTTTAAATGTATCATCAGATACCTTAAGAACCTTATATCTTACTGAAGTTGTAAGACCAGTTGCCACAGAACCATCAGATGTGTATACAACTATATCACCATCGGCAAAACCATGGTTCTTAAATGTGATAGAGTTTTCTACCGTTGAGATATTTTCTGACTTTACCTTCAGTTGTCTATTTTGATATCCACTACCAGGGTTGATAACCTTAACAGACTTGAGAGTTTTCTTACCCTCAAACATTCTAAACTTGTGAATGCCTTGAGAAGTTGTTGTGAAACCTACTGTACTGATACCACTAGCATAGTTCTCAAACGTTTCATACAGTTTGATAGTAGAACTATTGACAATTTGGGCATAATAAACTGAACCACTGTTAAGTCTAATGTCTTGGTGAGTGTTGCTTCCACCAAAAGTACCTACACCAAGAGCGTTGTTTCCATTTCTATTATAGACAATGGCATCACCATTTCTGAGATTATGTGGTTTCAGGAAGGTAATGGTATCATCAGAGTTGCTAACTCCACCACCACCTGCTGTTAGTCTGGCATCAAACTCAATTTCACGATATCTTGTCTCTAAAACTGGTTCTAAGATAGCACCAGAACCATTACCACCATCAATAGTTACAGATAAAACATCAACAAGATCGAAGTCTTGTGGGTCTACCTTCACTTCTTTTACGTTACCCTCAACAACAGCTCTGACTAGAGCAGTTGTGTATCCAGTTCCAGGTGAAGCAATTTCGATATCTGGTGGAGAAATAACATCATAGTTTGTTCCACCATTATAAAGACGAACACTCTCAACTGGACCAGAGTAAATTTTGTCAGTTGACTTGTAGTTAATGATCTCAACACCGTTTACCAACATACCAGTTGATGCTGGAAGAGTTGGAGTGTCATTACCATTCTGAACATTTCTGTTCAGCGGGAACTTCTTCAGTAGTTTTTGTGGGTAGATATATCCACTCTTCTGAGCAGAAAGCGTAAATGTATGAGAACCACTAGCACTACTTGAGGTAAACTCAACTGGGTTATCACTTACAATAAGAGATCTTGAGGCATATAGTTTGATCTGGTTTGCCAAAGGAAGAACTTTGACGTAGTAATATCCTTCAGTTAGTCCAGTCAGAGAAGATGAAGAGTATGTGTAGTATACTTCATCACCAGTGATAAATGGAACATTGCTACCAAAAGAAAGAATAGAATACTTTTCAGTAGTGCTATTGTATCCTTGTAAAGCACTTCCACTAGCAGATGCTATGGTTGCTCTAAGAACGTTCTCTGTGATATCATATGATGGTAGTGAGTTTGAGGCAACATAAGCACTACCACTACGGTCAGTGTAAATATTTTGGACATCACTAGTTACAGTGTTATTGCCGTAGAAAATACCAGTTCCACTACTAGATGCGGTGTTTAGTTTTCTTCTGATAGTGTAGATAACTGAGGAACTTGCGGTAAAACCACTTAGGTTATTAAGTGTTATTTGCTTGTTCGAAGCGTTGATACTGGCAACAACAGCATTACTGTGTAGAACAGTCTCTGTAGTTCCATTTAGAATATCTACATTATCTCCAACCTTGAGACTTGACTTATCAAGTTCACTCTTCAGTTGGAATGTAGAACCACTGATACTTTCTACATCAAATCTGGAACTTGTGTTGTAGATCCAACTGTTAGCAAATATTTCTTTATCGGTCTTATCAGTTTCTGGGTTAAGAATCTTCTCACCAACATTCTTGGTATAGATCTTTTCTCCCTCTGTCGTCAGAAGAATATCATGAACAGGTTCAAATTCTGACAATACACCTGTGATACGGAGTTCTACCTTCTTAGTGGTATCTCCATTTTCATAACCAAAGAATACCTCATCAGTTCTAAGATCAGTCTTGGTTGAGATTGCTGTACCAATACCACTACATCCAAGGAACTGGTTTACAGTTTTGCCTTTATACTCAATAGTATTTCTACCGGAGATGACCTTACCAGTGTCAGCAAAACCAACTGTAGAGTCAACGGTAATGACCGAGGACCCAACAGATACAGCACTGATGACTTTAGTCGATGGTTGAATCTCAAATGTACCCTCAATAAGATCTCTATCATCAAAACCAACAAACAAACCTAGTTTGTAGTAGGTGCTGATACCAGACCTGGTGAATATTTCTACTTCAGATACTGATGCTTTTGTTTCGGAGTCGGTAGACTTAGTGATGGTTTGACCAACTAAGTTGTTTGGATCGCCAGAAACTCTCTCAGCGATAATAACTTCTCTTCTTCTGTATTCAGCAGCAGATGGTTTTACAAGATAATCTTCTAGGTCGATGACTTGTGGGTCAACACCATACAAAACCTTAAAGAGAATTTTGTATGATTCTTCAGTTCCCTTTGATTCGTAGAGACTTCTTGCCTCTTTGATAAAGTTGTTTACATCAAGGTTTGATACAAAGTCAACATTCTCAAGACCTGGAGTAAAGGAATACTTGAGTTTGTTGTAAAATTCTTTGAGGAAACGGGTACTTAAGTTCTCAACTGTAGAACCAACAGCATGAGATGCTGCTGATGAGTTCTCAAATATAAGTTCTTCGGAGTCTAAGTCTGTTCTGTATGAAGTAATTCCACAAAAACCTCTGATACATCCAGTAAAAGAGTTCGTAGTGATACCAGTATAGGTAAAGATTTCATCATTGATCTGAAATAAACCATATTCCAGAGGGAAACCCTTGGTTGTTGCTACCTGTACAGTATCAGTAGTCGATGAAATACCAGAGGAGAGAGTTGTCTCACCAACGATTACTTCAGGAGTCAGGTTATCTAACTTTAGGTACTGGTCTAGGTTATCAGAAAGGTCTGATGGACCACCCTGATATTCCTGGGAGATATAATATTGTTTTAGAAAATCTACTGTTTTTGGACTTTCTGAAAGTATGAATTCTGGTAGTTGACTCTCGATTATTTGCTGAACTTTTACCCTCTTCTCAAAGCCCGTTTGTATCATTTTATCCTCTCTTAAGTTCTCCGTTTAAGTAACTAGAAGTAACCTTATAACCGACGCCAGAGATCTGTTCGCCAGATGTTATAGTATCTTTAACCATATTTATGGTGCTATCAGCAACAGAAAAGGATAGATATAGATCCTTTAATCCGATGATGTCATTGGACTCTGGGAACGCCTGAATCTCAACAATATTGTTGGCAACTGTTGTAGACGTAATGTTAAGAGTGTTGAGAATAATCTCACCTTTAGTGTAGTCTACGGTGCCTGCTGACTTCACTATGACCTCATACTTACCAGTTTCGTTAATGTCCTTAACAATGGAAATAACGCCCTTGTCGCCGCTTCCAGGTACGTCTGTGAAGTAGAATGTGCCTATTCTACCTGCCAGAGTGAAACCAGTACTCTTAATATTAAAACCATCTTTGTTGATATGGAACTTGTTACCATAGCACAACTCATATTGTGCCGACTGGTTGATAAGTGCCTTCAGGTTTCTGCGAATAACAACTCTTGTGATATTGGAGGTGATGGCATTATCAGCATTATCAATAGTTTGGCACAGTTTACTGTACTTAAACCTACCACCGAACTGATTGATATTTGCTCTTGCGAATGTATTGAGAACTGAAGATACTTTGGTCTTCAGAGCATTGACATTGGTGACCTGGGAACTGTTATAGTAAACTCCAGAGTCAATTTCGACATACAGAACCTTAAGATCAGTAATTCTCTGGTTAATACCAGAAAGTGAGTAGTCTTTTAGTTTTGTAAGGATAGTTTGCTTGTCAAAGTCTGAAACAAAGTCACCATTCTTTGGTTTGATACTGATAACAACGTTTCCGAACTCTGGTGGGTCCAGTTCTTCACCACCAACAACCGAAACTGACTCAGTATTTGGGTAAATTTGCTGAATAATTGCTTCATAGTCACGAGTCGTCACTGCTCTATGCTGAGAAGCGTAAATTCTTGGAGCAAAATACTTAATTGAGTCAACACTTTCGATAGCACTGCCGTTTGCTGCCGAATTTACGGTATTAACAGTAATAGTATTAGTTGGAATGACGGTATTAGAGAGAGAATCTAAGAATCTTCCTGAGAATGAGAATCTAGAAGCGCCATTTCCATCTTCACCATCAGTAATAATGTAAGAAACAGTGATGATCGCACCATTTTCCAGTTTTTTGCCAAAATATCCATCTCCAAATAGAAGTTCGTACTTTTCATCCTGAACTTCTTGAATCAAATAGATCTCAGAGTTCTTATTGATATTGAGAATATTATCAACACGCGAATATTCTCTTCCTTCACCACTATCAGAAATACCTTTAACCTTTACAACAATAGTTGAGGTATCAATGAAAGAGTTGTCAAGAATAAAACGCTGATCAAGTGAACCATCAACTACAAACTGATTCTTGAGATAGGTTCCTTGGTAGATTGTAATATTATTAAAGTTGGCAACACCAGAGTTAATAGTCGTAGTGATGCTTTCTGGTACTGAGAAAATATAATTGCTGTTTTCTGATGTTCCTACGCACACTAGACCCGCCTGTAAGGTCAGTGTATCAGATGCTGACGTAGTTTGTGCGCTCAAACTTACCGTTGCCTTGGCGGCGTTCCTAGAGCGAGGTACATAACCAATATTTCTGGCGAGAGAAACGACGTTTTCTCTCAAAGTTGCCGAATCCAAGAAGGATTCGTTGACTACCATGTTCGCATTAAAGGCATTAATGTAGGTATTATATGCTAACGTGTCGATTAAGACAGAAAAATTAGACCCCTCAAAGTCAAAATCCGTGAAATTTGAGTTAGCACGGAGATATTCTTTGATCGAGGTCTTTATCTGGTCAAAATCTAGGTTGGTAAATTTTGTAAAAGGCATCTTTTTATCTGGTAGCCTCTAATATGAATGTAAATTGCTGAGCAGGAACGTCTTGACCAATGACATTAAACAAAATAGTGACCTCAAACGTATTATTATCGGGTTGAGGATCAACTTCTACCTTTACATTATTGACTCTTGGTTCAAAATTAGAAATTGTTGTTAAGATTTGGTCTTGTATTAAGATAGCAGTACCAAAATCAACAAAATCAAACAGACTCGAACGAACATCAGACCCTAAAAGAGGTTGAAAAAAGCGTTCGTTTGGTATTGTCTGAACTAAATTGCGTATTGAACGGGCAATTGCCGCTGAGTTTTTGAGAACAGGCAGGTCTTTTGTCACAGGATGGGGCTCAAAAGACAAACTAATGTCCTTAAATGCTCTTGATATCCTTGTGACTGCCATTTGTCAAGAAGTTTTCTTGCTTTATTTATATTTACACCCAAGGATTACCATATGTTGGTTCAGTACCATAGCTCCAGTCATCATAATCTTCATCATTACGAATCTTTTCATGGAGTTCTGTTTGCTTTTTAAGGTCATGACGAGGTGCAGTATCGTTCATTACCTCTGTTAGAACTCTTTTTTGGTCACTATGTTGCATTGAACCATAATCTGAGGCGAGTTTAGTGGTCCCCCACATCTCTCTCATGTACTCTTTGTTCCTATCGACAGGTGATTGTCCCATTTTAGCTCCTGATTTACATGAAATCAGAACTTTTAGAGGGGTTGCTATCCCTTACTGCTATTTATTTTACCTCTTCAACATAAAATCCTCTCCTCACATCACTCAAATGACCATCTGCTGAGTAAAAGCGGATATCT